CCAAGTTAACTGAAACCGGTTTGTCTACGTTGAATTTTGGCCTGACGGGTGAAAAATGTGTGGACGCCCTGTCGTGGCTTAACGATGTTTTTCTTGGGGAATCCACAAAACCTTGGCGGTTAAAGGCCACTCCGGTGCCCGAGGTGCCTGAGGACTTGTCCCAGATGGCCTTGTCGGCTGGTGTCAAGGAGGCCAAGGCTTATATGGAGGGATTGGGCCGGGAACCTGAACCCGAAGACGGTGCCAAGGCGACTTCTTTGGTGCGGCAGACCATGCAGGACGCCGTTTTGGTGGAAACCGATCGGCGCGGCAAGCAGATGGAGCGCCGGATTGATGACCAGCTGACCGAGGGTGGCTGGAAATCTGCTTTACAAGACTTTCTGTTTGATCTTGTGGCGGAGAAAGCGGCCATTCTTAAGGGACCCATTGTTCGGGAGCGGCAGAAACGGGTGTGGGATCGCAGTGACCCAAAAAAGCCCCGGGTTTCTTACAAATGGGAGCCTGCTGTTACGGTTTCGCGGGTGAGTCCTTTTGACGCATATCCTTCGTCCTCCTCGGTGGAGTTTGAGGGGGACTTTATTGAACGTATTCGGTACCGTTTGTCTGATTTGTTCTGGATGTTGAAGCAAAAACATTTTGTAAAGACCCAGGTGCAGTCGGTTATTGATGAGTTTCAGTCTCTGGCGAGTTCTGATGTCCGAGAAGTGGACACAACTACGGCGGCAGTACTCCAAAACCAGACTGGGCAGGCTAAAGTGGCGGATACCGTTGAGGGTTTGGACTATTGGCTCACGGTTCCCGGGACATTTTTACGGAATGCCGGGTGGACGGAGCTGCCTTTCGGTGGGAAGATAGCTGGAGAGAAGCTTTACCACATTGAGGCCATAACCGTGGCGGGAAAGGTGGTTTTCCTTGGTGAAATGGAGGATGAACGGGGTCTGAAACCCTATTTCAAGACCGGCTGGATGCCTATCCCAGGGTCTTTTTGGTACAGGGCCTTGCCAGAGGTTCTCAAGAGTATCGACGACATGTGTAATGCGGACGCGCGATCCCTGGTGAACAATATGGGTCTGGCGGCGGGGTTCCAGACGATAATCCCAGATATTCAGCGGTTGCTGGGGGCTAAAATCACCACGATGTTCCCCCATAAGGTTTGGCAGTTCAAGAATCCGTCAAATTCTTCGTCGAAGCCGATTGAGTTTGAGCAACCAGATTCAAATGCTGCAGAGTTACTGGCGATTATCGAGAAGTGTCGTCAGTGGGCGGATTCACGCTCGGGGGTACCCAAGTATCTCGTGGGTGGCGAACCGCCCCCCGGTGTAGGTCGGACGGCGTCAGGCATTTCGATGCTGTTGAATAGCGCAGCTAAGGGGATCCGGCGCGTGGTTATCACAGTGGACCGTGATGTGATATGTCCGTTGTTAAAACGAATTTATGAGAAGAATTTAATGGACTCCGAGGATGCCTCCATATTGGGAGATCTTGAGGTTGCCCCTGCCGGTGCCGTGGAGACCTTGGTGAAGGCGGAACTGGCCGAACGGCGCCTGGGGTTGATTGACGCTCTGGGCAAGTCGCCGGACGCCGAATTGGTGGGTGTTCGGGCGCGAGCCAACGTGTGGCGTGAGGCGTTCCGCTCGGCGGAAATGGATGGCCCCGCGGTCCTGGAGCCAATTGAGAAGTTGGAACAGAAGGCAGAGGCCCGGGAGAAGGCCGAACAGAGCAAGATGGAAGCGGAATCTCAGGCCGCGCAAATGGAAGCCCAGAACAAGAGCACCGAGGTCGAGATCTCCAAGGCGAAACTGGCCGTGGAGAAGCAGCGATTTGAAATGGAAACCAAGATTCTTGGCCTGAAGCTCGAGGCGCAGATTTCCGAGAACCAGGCCCGGGCGGCCGTGACCCGGAAGATGGCATCTTCGATTGACCTAAAGACAGCTGAACAGCTCGGTGAGATAAATGTTCCAAGTGAGGAGGACAAAGCGAATGATCTTCGAAGTGACACAGGAAATTTGGAAAAACTTGCAGCCGGTGCGCAGCCAGCCAGGGTTCCGGCAGTTGCTGGAATCCCTGCAGAAATTCCAGGTGGAGAACCTGGAGTCCTTAGTGGTCCTGGAGGGGAATCCCTACCTGAGGGCACAGGGCAAGGCGCAGCTGTTGAAACAATTACTTGATGGTATTGAAAAAGAAACGCCGGCAACGGCACAAAAGGAGGAGTAGAATGAAAAAAACGAGTTGTAAAATGCTGGTTGCTGGGGTACTGGTGGCGTCGACGCTGGCGTGTTTTGCCGCGCCGTATGAAGATTTGGATACCAGTGTGCTGCGTATCGATGGCGTCGAGATTACTTCATCGGCGGCTGAGATTAACATCATGGACGGGGTGACGTCCACTGCGTCTGAAATTAACCAGTTGGGTGCGTTGATTGCAGGTACCGGTACTGCCATGGCGGATACCTACATGTTTATTGGTAACTCTTCGACACAAGCAGTTGCCAGTACGCCGGCGGCCGTTCGAACCAACCTCGACCTTGAAATTGGGACCGATGTTCAGGCTTACGATTCAGATTTGGATACCTGGGCTACGATTTCACCGTCGGCCAATGCACAGGCGTTGGCGATATTGGACTATGCGGCTATGCGGACCAATCTGTCGTTGGTTGTGGGTACAGATGTTCTTGCTCCCGGCGGTGATCTAACAGGTCAGATCAACAGTATTGCGGTTGCCACGGTAACGGATGGCGCGGCTTTGGGCGCAACCGCCCTCCAGCCTGTCACGCAGGTGTCGGGTGTTTCAACCGCTTCTTTGGTTGCGACTGTAACATTCCAGTCAAGTATTAGCGGCCCACAGAGTCTAACTGGTTGGATTTCCGAATCGGCTGGTGGAGTTGGCGTGGGAACGAACGCTGTTTCTATTGCTGACGGGGGTGACACGGCGGTTCTTGCTGGCGGCGGCGCTGGTGATGCGTATGCGGTATGGACATCACACACCGATGGGTTGTCCACACTGGATATTACGTTCACAGCGGGGCAAGTTGGATTGTATTTCAATACCGTCCAACGTAATGGCGTCGTGGTGAGCACTCCGGCGATTACAGTGGCTCCGTAACGACATAATTAAACCAAAGGGGGCGCGGGTTCAGTCCCAAGCCCCCTGTCGGAGGTAAATATGAATCAAGGTTTTCTTGCAGTAATTTCCCTGCTGTGCGCGGGATACGTGTTTGCCGCCGGCTCGGTGTCAGATACCCGGGAGTCCATTGATTCTCCGCAAAGAATTACGTTGGCCTGGACAGCCGCAATTGACGGTACGGTGGCTGTTACTAGTGACGTGATTCGGGGCGAAATGTCCAGGGTGGTTTTTTACAACGGCACCCCGGCGCCTACGAACTCAACGTACGCGGTGACCTTAAAGGATGAAAATGGTATTGACACGCTGGCGGGACAGGGCGCGGCGATTGCGTCGAACGCGGTTACTGCGGCTACTCAACTTGTTCCCGGCATCCTGGTAGTGGATACCACGGGGACCACGAACCGGTACCCGGTGCTGGTAAACGGCAAGTTGTCGTTGGCAATTTCGGGAGTGGGCACTAATGCAACCGCCGGCAAGCAAGGTTATGTTGTGATTTATCTAGAGTGAGACCACTTGGTGTCAAATGTCTTGGTTCAGAAAACGTGTAGAGAAGCAGCGGAAGAAGAAACGCGTGAGAGTTCACGCAAAACCGCCTAAGCGATTGCTTATGCGGAAACTGTTGGAGTCGGAAAACTTACTGGATTCTGAATAATATTCAGCCCAGTCGCAGAGCACACCGTGAAATATCGGCGCTCGGCAAAGGAGAAAGTATCATGCCAAACGAAAAAGAAGAAATGAGCGTATTGGGACAGTTGATGGCGGACGATGAAATCGAAGCGGCTGCCGGGAAGAAAGAGGAAGCGAGTCCTGACGTGGAGGCCCTGCAACGCCAGCTTTTGTACGAAAAGCAGAGAAATGATTCCTTACAGGGTCGGGTGGATTCGCAGTTACGACCGTTGACCCAGACGGTTCGAGACCTGCAGCAAAAGCTACAGGGGCAGGCAGCGCCGGAGAAATTGGAGACAGCGGCCGTTAAGCCGGTTGCAGTGACGGTGCAAGATTTACTGGGAGAATTGACGCCAGCCGACCGGGAACTAGTGGGTGAGAAACAGTTGGCCATTATGGCCAGGTTGATTGAGAAACCCACACAGGCGATGGTTGACAAGGTAAGGGCGGAGTTACAAGTGAGCTTTGACGCCGAACTCCAGACCCGGGATGCCAGGCTTCAGCAAGTCGAGGGACAGGCTGCCGGGCAGACCGGACGAGAGATGTGGGGCCGTGTGGACCAGTTGTCCCCTGGAGCCCGTGCGCATAATGACTCGGACGATCCGCAATGGGTGGAGTATTTGAATCAGCCGGACCCGGTCAGTGGGCGCCTTCGTAAGGATTTAGGCAATGCAGCGGTAGACGCTGGTGACGTGTCCAGGTTGGCCTTGTTGCATGACGACTTTTTGAAGTTGACCGGACAGGTTAAGAAAAAAGAGGATAAGCTGGCGGGGGAAGAGGACGGTCTGAACACAGAATTGCGGCCGGACGGCAGTCGCGCGGAGCCCCCGGTGGGGTCCGGCGAGAAGCCAATTATCAAGGGTGCAGAAGTCACACAGTTTTATAAGGAACTCTCAGCAGGTAAGTACGAGAAAAAACCCGAATTACGGGAGAAAATGGAAGCCCTGATTACGGACGCCATACAAGACGGACGAGTAGTCTGATCTTGTAGGGTATGCTGTAGCGGGGGAAACAAAGAAAGATAAGGAGGATTGCTATGGCATATCCACTAGCGGCAGGAGTACGGAACATTGGATCGGATGCTATGCGGTACATTCCGGTCATTTATTCCGGAAAAGTGCAGTCGGAATATCGGGCCCGGACGATATTGACCCAGATAACGAACACAGATTACGAGGGAGAAATCAAGAAATACGGCGATTCCGTCTGGATTCGTACCGATCCGATTATCACGGTCCGTGATTACCGGAAAGGTCAGAACCTGGTCAACGAACAGCCTGAGAGCACGGCTCAACAGCTGTTAATCG